CACAAGCCCAAGACCGCAGACCACAAGCCCAAGGCCATAAGCCCAAGACCCAGGGCCACCAACCCGGAAGCAAGCATACAAGCATACAAGCACGCCACATATTCCCTACGACATAATTGCGCCGATACTGGGTTATCCGAGCGGAACCATCTAGCACAACACGGCACAACACAAAGCCAAACGTGCGGCACAAGTCCACGGACATTGGATATGCATCGCGGAGCGCACCCGCGCAATATGCCACGCACAATGGAAAATCATCGCGAAGCGCCAGCCATACGGAACAAGGCCACGGACATTGGGTAAGCATCGCGGAAGCCATGCTTCGCTCCCAAAGCCACCACCCTGGTACGCCCATAAAGAAACCCGAGCATAAAAGCTCGGGTTCATTCGTCAGTGTTGTGTCATGTGGTTGTTATCCGGTGGCCATTGTTGTCCAGTGTTTGTTGCATCCACAACATGATTCTGCTGGGACATTTTTGCTTGCGGTGATGGGTTGCCATTATTAGTGACTTTGCGAATGCGCTTGGTATCTGGCAATACTTCTTCAGGTAGCAATCTTTGTGCTCCCTGGTTGTATCGCTGCATGATAGCCCATTCGCCTGCAGCTTGAATCCGCCGGACAATTTCACCTCCAATTTGGCCAACTTGCAAAGTAGTCAGCCCGTGATAGTCGCCTTCTTCACCGATTAGGTGTGCAAGGCCTAAATCTTGTGCAACTTCGAGCTTAAAAGCTTCCATTGCTCTTTCTGCACCCTTAACAAGTACATAGTGTCTGCCGCCTCTTCTAGGCATAGCAATACCTCCTATACTTAATTGAATTTGCAGACTGTAACTGTATTTATTAGATACAATTCAGTCTATATTAATATTATTGTCCAAAAACATAAAATTTATACCAAGACTCTAAATCTCGCAGCAAAAATATGAAGCTCTTTCCGTACCAGTGGTGTAGCAGCCTATGGCATAAGATTCCGCGTGGTTGGAGTAGTAGCCGTAGAAAATTAACATAATAAGTTGGTTCTTGCAAGATGTTACCTGAGTTTCAGTCGAGCTAACAAAAAATTTCAAGAATTTGTGTCTCCAGGGTGCAATTCATCGTTATATAGAATAATATATAAAATAAGAGATGGGGTAAACCGCCCAATAAGAGGCCCAATGACACTGTAGAAGGGTATTAAATCGTCGGTCATTTTGCGGTTTATCCCTCTTAAGATTAAAATGAATGACAAATTATGATGGAGGAGGCGAAATCATGAGCACCGATTTGCCAGCATTAGTATGGGATGACGGCCGATTGAAATTTCACCGCAAGCTGGGAAATTTTGTGCAATATTTTCAAGTCAACCTCCCCACGAACGGTCATGGCATCCCGTTTAAGTTAATTGACCCTATAATGATTGTTGAACATCTACTTGACTGTGAAACTACTGATGATATGCCTGATGAAGTAGTTGAAAGGGCATTGTTGAATGTTGAGTTTGAAGACGGTTTGCCTATTATCGAAGGCACTCCTATTTGGGAGCGCCTAGATGGGGAGCTTGTTGATTACTACAAATTGTTTAAAGAATATCGCGAGATGCTTTATTTTGATGGTGCACGCGCGATTTCCAAGTTAGCTACAAAGTTTAGTATTTCTGGGGCACATTTGAGTGCTCTTTCAAAAGTTTACCATTGGCAAATACGTTGCAGAGCTTACGATACTTATTATGCTATGCGGCGTGAACGTATGCGCCAAATGGAAATTGAAAAATTGGAAAGTAAACATGCAAAAGCTGCTGAACGTATGCTGGATCAGGCGTTGTCATACTTAGAAGAACATCCGGAGCAGCTTAATCCGAAAGTTGCAGTACAAATGATACAGGTTGCTATGCGTGCTGGGCGTTTGGCTCTGGGACTTAATCCTGATAAACCCGGAACAAGCGATGCTACGCCGAGCACTAATATTAATATAAATCAAACTGCAGCTAATGGTGAAAAAATGTCCACTACAATCGAAGTGAATGAACAATCCCCACAACATGTTGAGCAAGATCTTTCACAGCTGCAGTCAATTTTACACATTCTTGACAAATCCGGTGCTTTAGACAAGGTTCGCGTCGTAGATGCCGATTTTACGGTAATGGAAGAAGACGGCGAAGAAGCCTCGGCCTAAGGCACATATTCGTATCTCCTCCTCCTACTGGCTGAGGGAGTGGCGCCCTCCCTCAAGCACTTGTAGGCAGTGTGGTGTGACGCAACGTACCATGGTGGTTGCCTTTGGTATGAAGCGGAATCGCCCAAAAGGGCTCTTTCAAAACTGCATTTCAATTGGAATTTTAACTCTAAAATAAATATAAGAGCTAGACTATAGTAATATTACTATAGCTATGGTAATATTACTATGGTGTATTTCTTATATTTAGATTATTTGATTGAATTTTGGAAAAGTTGAAAGAAGTTAATAATAGCAACGAGGAGACAATTTCAGTTTTCTATAAGAAGCTGCAGAAAATTCAGCCCAACGATGCCAATAGGGGGTGATATCGGTGTCTCTTGGTCAAATTGACTTGACAACGCTGCCGAGAAGTGAGCAGATGCAATTGGCCCAAATGCTTACTCCGAGGATGACGAAATATATCATTCACAAACCATATCCAAAACAAGCCGCTTTCATGTTGTTGGATTGTAAAGAGGCTTTTTATGGTGGCGCTGCTGGTGGTGGTAAAGCATTAGCTTTAGACACACCTATTTTTACGGATAGTGGATGGAAGACTATCGGTACTTTATCTTTAAAGGATAAGGTTTTGGCCATTGATGGTTCTTGGACTGAATTGGAGTATATTACAGAAACTCAACATGACCATAAATGTTATGAATTAGAGTTTAATACCGGCGAAAAGATTATTGCGGATGCTCAACATTTGTGGGTTATCGAGAAATTTATGCATCGCAAATATTGGAAAAGTTTTGTAGTGACTACAGAGCAGCTGTTGGAAGAAAGTAAGGTTAAACTTCCTAAACGCGGGGTATTTCAAGGTGATGTGCAACAACTTCCTATACATCCGTATGTGTTTGGTTACTGGCTTGGTGATGGAAATGCCAAAGCTAATATGATCACTACAGCAGACGAAGAAGTTTTGGAATATTTTGCACAATTAGGATATGTGTGCACACCTGTTCCGAGTATGAAATTGTGTTATTTTATTCAAGACACTTGGGGTCTTTTTAAAGCTTTAGGTGTTTTACGGGATAAATATAAAAATCGACAAACACAAAGTGAAGTAAAATACATCCCTGATATTTATATGCGCGCCTCTTTTGAGCAGCGTTTAGAATTATTAAGGGGAATTATGGATGCTGATGGTTCTTGCCAAGAACGAGGACGATGTGAGCTTGGTCTAAAAGAAAGACGCTTAGCTGACGATGTGGCAACGCTGCTTGCTTCTTTAGGTATTACGTATAGTAGAACAACTGCTTCTACGTCGTATAAAGGCAAGCAACTGGAATCTCATCGATTTACTTTCACAACCGATTTGCGTGTTTTCCACCTAAAACGTAAATATGAAAGGCAGAAAGCATCCCTTGACAATAGGATTTTAATACGCAATATTCGTGACGTTCCTAGTGTACCTGTAAAATGTATTAGGATTAAACATCCTAGCCATACATTTTTAGTGGGTAAAACTTTAATACCCACACATAATAGCGATGCTCTCTTAATGTGTGCGTTGCAATATGTCGATGTGCCTGGATATGCTGCTATCATCTTCCGCAGATCGTATGCGGATTTAGTAAAACCGGGTGCTTTGATTGATCGTGCATTGACTTGGCTTGCACCATGGATTGCTTCGAAAGAGGTTCGCTGGGTTGAGAAGGAGAAGAAATTTGAGTTTCCTTCCGGTGCAATCTTGCAGTTCGGTTATATGGAAACTGCGAATGACCGCTTTAACTATCAGGGCGGCGAGTATCAATTTGTTGGTTTTGACGAAGTAACGCACATTTTGGAAGTGTGTTATACGTATATGTTTTCTCGCTTACGTCGTTTAAGGGGTTTCAACGTGCCATTAAGGGTGCGTGCGGCATCAAATCCGCCGGATGATGGTGATAATGCTGAGTGGGTGTATAATCGGTTTGTTAACCCGGAAACTAAAAAGCCTCATGTAGTATTTATCCCGGCAGGTATGGATGATAATCCTTTCTTGGATCGTGAATCATATGAGGAATCGTTGGAAGAATTGGATCCGGTTACGCGCGCACGATTGCGGGATGGTATTTGGACTATCGTGCGTAAAGGTAATATGTTTAAACGAGAATGGTTTGAATTTGTAGATGCAGTACCCCCTGGGCGTAGACGTATACGTTTTTGGGATTGTGCTTCTACAGAAGTAGAGCCGCAAAAGAAAAAGCGTGGTAAGGATCCTGACTGGACTGTAGGTTTCCTGATGAGCGAAAAGGGTGGCATTTATTACATTGAAGATATTGAACATGTGCAATACAGCTCGATGCAGGTAGAGGAATTACAACGCCGTACTGCACAGTCCGATGGGCACTGGACTAGAATTCGGGAGGAAAAAGAACCTGGAAGTTCTGGCGACTATACAATTGAAAAGAAAAAGAAGGAAATCTTCAAGGGTTATGCGTATGAAGGAGTACGTAGTACTGGTAGTAAAATCCAGCGCGCAATGCCAGCATCTGCTGCCGCTGAACGCCGTGTTATTAAAATTGTGCGCGGTTGTCGAAATGTTGACAAGTTTTTTAATGAGCTTGAAGGTTTCCCAGGAGTACCCCACGATGACATAGTGGATGCTTTTTCAGGCGCCTTTAATGAATTAAGTAGCCTACCTATCATTGCAATGCCGACTGATGTTAGTGATGGTAGTCGTGAAACTTCTTATTGGGAAGATGCTAGTTATGTAGGTGTATCCGAAGGTAGTAGTTATTGGATTATTTAGGAAGGGGGGTGAGTAAATGGAGGTTGTTGAAAAGAAGGTTCCTCGGATGGATTTTTCTGAAATTGGCGTCACTGGTCTGAATCGTTGGGGAAATTCCGTCTATGAGGAATTCTTACCACATTTGCAATATCCTCAGGCAGCTAAGATTTACAAGGAAATGTCCGATAACGATCCTACTATCGGTGCGATTTTGTATATGGCCGAACAGCTCATTAAAAGGGCTGGGTGGTCTGTTGAAGCTGCCAGTGATAAATCGGCAGATAAAAAGGCTGCTGAATTTTTGTGGCAATGTATGCATGACATGAGTATGTCGTGGGATAACACAATTTCGGAAATTTTATCCATGTTTTCTTACGGATTTAGTTTCCATGAAATTGTGTACAAAGTTCGTGGTGGTCCTAACGAGAAAAATTCTCATAGGCGTAGTAAGTATTCAGATGGACGTATTGGGTGGGCTGGCTTTCCTATAAGATCTCAACATACTCTGTATGGTTGGGAATTTGCTGATAATGGGGATATCAAGGGTTTCATTCAATGGGCACCTCCGAAATATGAAAAAGTGACAATCCCACTTTCAAAGGGGTTACTATTTCGAACTAAGGTGTCGAGGGACAATCCTGAAGGACGTTCTTTGTTACGCAATGCCTATCGTCCGTGGTACTTCAAGAAACGTATTGAAGAGATTGAGGGCATCGGTATTGAACGTGACCTTGCCGGTTTACCAGTTATTACGCCCCCAGAAAACGTCGACATTTGGGATCCTACGAACCCAGAAGCAATGCGAATTAAAGCTATTGCCGAAAACTTGGTTCGCAATGTTCGACGCGATCGTAGTGAGGGTGTTGTGAAACCTTATGGTTGGGAATTTGAGCTCCTAAGCACTGGTGGTACACGGCAGTTCGACACAAATGCCATCATTAATCGTTATGATAACCGCATTGCAATTACTATGTTGGCAGATATCGTAATGATGGGTGGCGATAAAGTTGGTTCATTTGCTCTTGGGGAAGTCAAAAAGAGTCTCTTAGCTGCCTCTTTGGAGGCACAGATTCAAAACATTGCCGACGTGTTCAACACTTATGCAGTGCCAAAATTGTTTCAGTATAACTACTTCCGTGGCATTACTGATCTGCCTAAGATCAAACCAGGTGAAGTAGAAACGCCAGATCTTAAGGAACTTGCATTCTTGTTACGTGCGGCAGGCTTCCGCATAAGCAAAGATCTGCCTTTGATGAATTTCATCCGGAGATTGATCAGTTTGGATCCACTGACACCTGGGGAATTAGAAGAGTGGTACGGCGGAGAAGATCCAACACAAGACAAACAGCTCAGCGCGGATAGAGACTTGCTCGGACACAGTATGGACGATAACAGTCAAAATTACGTGGATAAGTGATTGGAGGCGATTAAATTGCCTTCTGTAAGACCCGGAGAATCCAGAGAAGATTTCATCTCGCGATGCATCCCGATCGTTATGGAAGAGGGCACGGCAAATAGTCCGGATCAGGCGGCGGCTATTTGCTACTCTAAGTGGGATGAACACGTATCGAAATCCCTTTCAGAGGAGGTGATGAAAATGCACGTGTATGCGGATTCTTCTTTCTGGGGTGATTTGTGTCCGCAGGAGGGCGAGTCATATCAGGATTTTGTTAATCGTGTGAAGCCTGCACTAATAGCACTTAATCCTGATGTCCCAGAAGAAGAAATTCAGGCTCAAATTGAATCCGCATGGGCGCACCATGTCCTGCAGAACGCCTCTGAGGCAACCATCACCATCAAGCGTGAATTCGTCATGAGCCCCGTTTATCAAGAGGGCTGGTGGACTGATTGGGAAATTGCAGAAGTACATTCTGCCATCACGGCTACGATGACTTATTCTTCTGTGGGGAAGTCGAAGGCAGGTTTGGTGGGTTCAGCGGATACATTCCGTATTGCAAAGACCGCGGAAGATAAACAGCTTGTCTTTGGCTGGGCAAACATTGCTAAAGATGCCAATGGAAATTATCCGTTGGATTGGGATGGTGATGTCACTCGTCCTGAAGACTTGGAAGTTGCTGCGTACACATTCGTACTTAAATACCGTGCAACAGGCGAAAAGCACGAAGGCGATGTCAAAGGTCACTTAGTGGAAAGTATAATGTTCACTAAGGAAAAACAACGGGCTTTAGGAATTCCTGACGGGATTTTGCCTGAAGGTTGGTGGGTTGGCTTTTACATCCCTGACAAAGAAGTATTTGCCAAGATTAAATCTGGCGAATACGAAATGTTTTCCGTACAGGGCAAAGCTAGACGTGTTCCCACCGGCATGTAAAGGAGGTGAACAAAATGTCCGAGTTAATGCCCTGGCATCGACATTGGCTGATTGACATCGAGTATGATCGAGTTGATTTGGTCAAGGAAGGTGCAAATTCACAGGCATTTATCAAATTAACAAAGTCTAAAGGAGGAAACGCCATGGATCTCGAGCAAATCCTGAAGTTGCTCAAGCCCGAACATGCTGAAGTAGTTCGCAAGGCTCTCGAGCAAAAAGACGCCGAAGTTGAAAAGGTGAAGAAAGAAGCACAAGAAGCCATCGAAAAGGCAAAAGCTGAAGCTGACGGTGCTCAACCTCAGCCGCAATCTGAGGAAGAAATCCTCAAAACGGTCAAAGATCCGGCTGTGCGTGCACTGCTGGAGCAACAAATCGCGAAAACTAAAGCCGCTGAAGCTGTTGCAAAACAGCTGAAAGAGGAGCAAGAAACTCGCGAAGCGATTGCCAAAGCAAAAGAAGTGCCGAATCTCGGCGCAGAAGAAAAGCAGTTGGCAGATATCTACAAGAAATTGAAGACTGTTGACCCGCAACTCTGCGAAGAAGTGTTTGGTATCTTCAAAGCGGCAAACACTTTGATCACTGAAAGCTCTGCATTTACTGAAATCGGTAAAGGTGTGGATGCTAGCGGTGTCGGCCCTTCGGTTGATGAAAATGCGGCTTGGAGCAAAATCGAAGCGGCCGCCGCTACGATTGCAAAAGCCAAAGGAATTTCTAAGGAGGCAGCAATCGCACAGGCAATTCAAGAAAATCCGGAACTGTATTCCGCGTATTTGCACGCACAACAGAACTAATTTCACGCCCTCGATAGGGCAGAAGGAGGAAACATAAATGGCAAAAGCTTTTGAACAAGTGTGGAAATCTGTTACCGGCATGCCTGACGCGCAGCTTACGCGTTATCGTTTTGTGAATTTTGTTGCAAACGGTAACGTTACTCAAGTTTCTACTGCCGGTGGTAATGCTGTCGGTGTTGCTTACGAACCCAACAGTCCGGGTGAGCCGACCCAAATCGTTGTTTCTGGAATTGCATTCGTCGAAATTGGTGCTACCATTAACCCGGGAGAAGCTGTGATGTCGGATGACCAAGGCCGTGCTGTTCCGTTGACAGGCGCAACTGATCCGGCAATCAACCACAAGCTTGGAACAATGATTGTTGGCGGTACTGCCGGTGACATTGGTTCCATCCTGTTGAGTTAATAATTACAAAAAACTGAAAGAGAAAGGGAGGCAATAAACAATGCCAGTTCGTCAGCAAATTCATATTGACCGGGCACTGACTAATATCTCTGTGGCGTACATGCAATCGGCCGATGTATTTATCGCGGATAAGGTATTCCCGATCGTTCCTGTACAAAAACAAAGCGATACGTACTTTGTGTACAAGCGTGAAGATTTCTTCCGCGATGAAGCACAAGAACGCGCCAAAGGTACTGAATCGGCCGGTGGCGATTATGATGTTGAACAGGCACCTCCGTACTTCGCGCGAGTGTACGCGTTCCATCATGACGTAACCGAGCAAGATCGCGTAAATGCAGACAATCCGTTGAAGCCTAACGAAGATGCGACTGAGTTCGTATCTCACAAGCTTCTGCTGAAGCGCGAAAATCTGTGGGCCCAAAAATACTTCCAGGCTGGCATTTGGGCTACAGAAATTCAAGGAGTTTCGAGCAGTCCGAGTGCCGGTCAAACGTTGCAGTTTGACAGTCCGTCGTCTGATCCGGTGAAATTCATTAAGAACCAAAGTACAGCGATGATCGAGCGTACTGGCTACAAAGCCAACACATTGGTGTTGTCGCCGTACGTATACGATGCTCTGGTAGAGCATCCGGACATCATCGACCGGATTAAGTACACGCAAAAAGGCATCGCTACTCGCGATCTGTTGGCTCAACTGTTCGAAGTGGACAATATCTATGTTCCGTATGCAATTCAAAATACGGAAGCTAAAGGCAAAACCGGCGCCTATAGCTTCGTCATGGGCAAACACGCGTTGTTGTGCTACGTTGAAAAGAATCCGGGTCTTAAGAAGCCGTCCGCAGGTTATATCTTTGCATGGACCGGCCTGATGAGTGCCGGTGCCTTCGGCAACCGTATTGTACGTATCCCGATGCCGTGGCTGGGTATGGATACAGAACGTATTGAAGGCGAAATGGCATTCGACATGAAAGTTGTCGCTGCCGACCTTGGCGTCTTCCTCAAAGACATCGTATCCTGATGACCCAGTTGTACGTAGTCTTCAGACCCTTTAAGACACAAGGAAAACTCTTTAATGCCGGCGATGTCGTCACTGCAGAGGAGCTTGCCTCTCTGAAATACGGCAAGATTTTCCTCAATGAACGTAAGTTCAAGCCTGTACCGACAGACGAAGAGGAACTTAAGGATCTGCAAGACTACTTCCAAGTAAGGTGGGGTGCAGACTTTGCAGCCAACCTCGCTAAAAGAGTTTCCAAGGGCTCTGGAAGCGCGGAACCGCAGAAACCTGGCGCAAGCGCAGTGCCACCCACCCCTGGTACGGCAAGTGGCACTCCTGCGGTGAATAGTACTGCAGCTGCTCCTACATCTACGTTACAAACAAAGCCGGCTAATATGTTTCCAGGGCGGGTTACTACTTCACAACGAAGTGGGTGATCTGAATGACCTGGTCGTATAGTGGGGATCCGTCATCGTCGTCTGTTGATCTTGTGCGGTTTCTTTGCGGTGACACTGATCAAAATGATCAATTATTGTCAAATGAGGAGATTCAATACCTCATCTCGGTAAAAGGGAGTCCTTATAGTGCCGCACAAGAGGCTTGTCTTGCAATTATGGCCAAATTAGCCAGAGAAGTAGATTATGCTATTGGACCAGAAAAAGTGCAAGCAAGTCAGCGTTTCGAAGCTTACAAGAAAATGATGGAATCATTGCGTGCTGCACGAATCAATACTAATGCTGCCCCTTCTTGGGACGCTTGTGCAGGTGCGTCTGAACCTATTTTTGATGTGGGTATGCACGATAATAAGGAGAGTTTGCTATGGACGCTCAACTTAGAAAAAGGTTGATTCATACTGCTATCCATTATCCGTGCATTAACATTGATGGATATGGTGATAAGACGTTTGGCCTACCCGTCGATCGTTCCTGCTATAAAGAAGGGAAGATTTCTGTGGTGCGAAGTGTGAGTGGCGACGAGGTAATCTCGTCGCTACGCTTGTATTTTGATGGCATATTTCCTATCAGCGGGCATGATAAAATGGCGTTGAATGGCGTCGATTATCCGGTTCTTGCATTCAGTCAGTTTGATGGACTGTATCCAGGAACAGGTACAACGGTGGTGTACCTATAATGGCTCGTGGTGGACGTTTTGGTTTCAACATCAACTATTCTGATTTTGCACGTAATCTTGAAGTAGCCGTCAGTAGAGTTGAACGAGGTACCAAAAAAGCTACTATTGCGGCCTGCGAAGAAATCGAAAAGATGACTCTAGCCCAAGTACCTGAGGAAACTGGTACTCTTTCAAGTAGTTTCTTTTATGAAATTGAGGGTAAGTACCATAATTTTACTGCTATACTTGGTTATGGTGGCAATGGTGATCCAATACATCCCAGAACTAAAAAACGGGCATCAGAGTATATGATTGCTGTTCACGAAGATCTAGAAGCTTACCATGAAAAAGGTAAAGCCAAGTATCTTGAAGATCCTGTTCGTGAATATCAATCTAGATTTCTTCCGGGTGCAGCAAGAGCAATTCGATCAGAGTTAAGGTAGGTGATCTGTAATGGCTGATTTGTTGCAGGATTTTGAAACCTACTTTATCTCTATGGGTCTTGTAACTGCTAGCTCTTTTTTCAAGGATACGATGCTGGATTTGCCGGATAGTGCCGTTGCTGTGTATGAGTATGCTGGTTCTGCGGGACTTCCGCAAATTGCTTCTTCTACGAGGTCTATACAAATCGTAACTAGAGATTTATCGGCTCAAGCAGCCAGATCTAAAGCTTATGGGTTGTATAAAGCTCTTGAAGTAGACGATGCAATTATCCAGCTTACTCCTGAAAGATGGTGTTTGTTAATACCTCGACAGACACCCTTTCGGTTTAAAGTAGATGCACGTCAGCGCGTCTATTATGCATTTAATGTTGGGGTAACTACTTACGATGATTAGGAGGTATTGTAAATGGCTAGTAAAGGCGTTGTGATCGGTCTTCGCAACCTGGTATATGCTAAGTTGATCGATGATCCGATCGGGGGTACGGCAACGTATGAAGCTCCTGTAGCTATTCTGGGGGCTATTAGTGCTACGATCAACCCCAATGCATCCAATGCCACTCTGTTTGCAGATGATGGTCCTTATGACGCAGCTACTTCTATGGGCGAGATCTCCGTCGAATTGAATGTGGCTGATTTGGACCTGGACACTCAAGCAGCACTTTTGGGGCATACGGTTGCTGGTGGTGTATTGATTCGTAAAGCTACTGATGTGCCGCCGTGGGTTGCTATCGGTTTCAAAACATTGAAGTCTAATGGCAAATATCGTTATACCTGGTTGGCTAAAGGTAAGTTCAGTGCGCCCGAACAGAACAACCAGACCAAAGGCGATTCTGTGGAGTTTAATACTCCTACGATTACTGGGTCGTTCGTCAAGCGTGATTGTGACGATGAATGGGAGCGTCATATTGACGAGGATCATCCGAATTTTATGCCTTCTATGGCTACTAACTGGTTCAACAATCCGTATGGTGGGCTTGCAGATACGACATTGCCGTCAGTTCTGTCGACAACACCGAGCAACGATGCTACTGGGGTTTCCACCAATACTAGCGTTGTATGGACTTTCGATGAGCCTCTGGCTTTGTCTACTGTGCATACGGGTAATTTCTTTGTAATTGAAGATGATGACGGTTCCTATGTAGCAGGATCTCTTACTATCAATGCTGCACGTACTCAAGTTACGTTTACTCCAACAGCCAGTTTGACGTCGCTTGTAACATATCGTGCTATTGTAACTACGGATGTTACAGATTTGGCTGGTAATAAACTTGCGACACCCCATGTCATTAAATTTACAACCGCATAAAGTGAGATTAGGCAATAGTACTGATCGAATGCACTATGGTAACTTAGGTTCCATAGTGCATTCTATTAAAAAAATGGAGGAGATAATTTATGGCTAATGTAAAAGATGTGAAAAGATTTGATCCGCCGACGATTGAATTGGGTGGAAAATTGCGTATGATTCAGTTTGACTTGAATGCTTTTGCAGAACTGGAAAATAAATTTGGTTCCATCCAAAAAGCAATGGAGCAATTGCAGCAAGGGCGTATGAATGATGTTCGTTTGATTCTTTGGGCCGGGCTGATTCATGAAGAAGTAATTCTGGATCCCGTGACGGGAGAGCCTACGGGATACAATATCACTCCGTACCAGGTGGGTAGTTGGATTAAAAATCCTATGATGCTTCAGGAAGTGACAGAGAAGTTGGCCATTGCGATTAATGGTGATATGCCGGACCCTCAGAATATGGTTAATGCAACGATTGCTACTGCAGATTCTAAGGTCGAAGACAATGAACCGAAATTAATTAATAGGCATCAAATAGCTGCTGTAGTACCTACAGAGGAAGAGAAGGTTGAACAAGCAAAAAACTGATAACCCACGCCGTTGAAGAGGCAATGCCTATCAACGATTCGTGGGATTGGCCGTTACTACTTTATATTGGGACAGTGATCCTCAAAAGAACAGAAGCACAATTTTGGCGTATGACACCGCGTAAGTTAAACGCGCTTACTCGAGCACATATAACTATGAATCCAACAGGTAATGATAAAGGCAAGGGTAAGCAAGCCAAACCTGGTTATATAGATCAAATTTTCTGAAAGGGAGGTCGAGCGTCTTGGATGTAGGTCAGCTGACAGCCAGCCTCTCCCTTAATATTAAGCAGTTTGTTAATAGCATAAATGATGCTATGAGTCATGTTAGGGGCCTGTCGAATAATATGAATAATGCGATGGGTCCCAATATGCAAAATAACATTAATACGACGCGGCGAAATCTTGATGCTCTTGCTGGAAATTTTAAAGATTTGGATCGTATTGTTAGTGGTATTATAATTTCACAGATGTTCTATAATACACTTAACAGTATCGAACAAGCCACCAGAGCTGTTGTGGGCTTCAAGAACGAAATGGAAAAAGCCCAGATATCTCTTGAGTATTTTCTTGGCTCTGCAGATGATGCTCAAGGGTTCATTATGAACATGAAAGATTTTGCCGCATCCACTTCTTTTTCTACGGAACAAGCCATCCGATTGTCCCGTAGGTTAATGGGTGCACAATTCCGTCCTGAGCAAATTCGCCAGGTTATGGAAATACTTAATGATGCCAATGCTGTAACAGGTGCTACAGCTGAACAAATGGACCGTATAGTATTGGCTATTACGCAGATGAGGACTAACGGTAAAATTGCGGGCCAAGAGCTGCGTCAGCTGGCTGAAGCCGGTATTCCTGTTTATCGCTTATTGCAAGAGGAACTTGGACTTACAGCAGAGCAATTAGCAAGGATCGGAGATCTGAACATTAGTGGTGATGTTGGCGTAGCTGCAATTCTTCGTGGTTTGGAAAAGCGCTATGCAGGAGCTGCAGAACGTATTGCTCAAACCGTGCCGGGTATGTGGGAAACTATCAGGGATAACCTGCTCTTCTTGAGTGAGGAAGTCTTTGAAATACCATATAGAGCATTGGAAGGATTTCTCAGACGATGGCGTAATGCTCTAGAAGACGCTCGCAAAATCATGACTCAGCAAGGACTCGGTGGTGTTTTTGAACATTTTGTACCGCCTGAGCTACAAGATTCTATAAGGCGTATCATAGCGGGACTGCAATCTCTAGGGGCGACCATCAAATCGTGGTGGTCTACGCTTAAACCTATTTTAACATCTACTGGCGAGCAGATCATTAAAGTTTTGGGCGATGTATTGCCTGTATTAAGTGCTATTGTGGGTACAATAACTAGAATTACTGAGGCAATAATAAAAGCAAACCCATGGGTTCAGTTTTTCGTGGGTGCTATTGCCAGTATGATGATTGCTGGTACAGTATCCAAAGCCTTGATGTTTTTGTGGAGCGTTACGCGTATGGGCGTAATTGCAGCTGCTGTAGGACAAGCTGTGATGCTGCTTGCTAAAGCATTGCAGTTCCTATTCGTAGTTCTTGCGCGTAATCCTATAGTTGGTATTTTGACCGTTTTGGCAGGTGCTTTGTTGTATCTAGCCATGTCTTCTAAGACAGTAACACAATGGTTAGATGCTCTTCAAGCAAGACTTGCCCGTCTGTCTGGGCTTGATATTAGTGGCATTCTTCGTCCAGAAGACAATAAGTCTTTGGATGAATGGACCGATAAATTTAACCAATCTCTTGATGATATGCAACAAGGCCTGAAAGATGTTGGTAAAAATGCAGAAAAAGCGGGCAAAAAGATTAAAGATACATTTATTGCGTCGTTCGATGAAGTGTATCAGATACCGGATAAATTGGATGATGTGGGCGAAGGATTAGACGAAATCGGAAAAATGCCGGACCTGCCTAAATTGCCTGAATTGCCAAATGTGACTCTTCCGGATATTGATCTTGATACACCGGGCGCTGACGATGACGATGACGGCCCTTTTGTGCCTCCTGTTGTAGGTCGTCCGGGAGATGGTGATGGTGGTTCGCAGCCGCCTACAATACCACCTCCGAATATTTCGCCGGTTACTGAAGCCATAGCTACTGTTGAAGCTCTTATATTGGGGTTGCGGGCTAAACTGCAAGAGGCGTTCAGTACAGTTTCTTCTTGGATTACCAATGTCGCTTCTGCTGTAGCACAAGTATTGGTGCCGATACAGCAGTTTATCTTAACGCTCAACAATGCTTTAGTGGCTGTTCAAAATTGGACGTTAAGTACTGCTGCGGCGTTTGCTGACTGGTCTATAGCTACTCTTGCTACTTTCGGTAACTGGGTAGTCACTACAGCTGCTGCGATTGAAGGTTGGGCAGCTAGAACGAGCGCCGCTCTGACTAAGTGGATTGCAGACACCGCGACTTCTTTAGTTAAATGGTCTGCAGATACCGCTAAGACTATTGCCTCTTGGGTAGCAAATGCTGCAACTGCCATTGAGCGTTGGGCTTTGCAAACGGTTACAATTATAAGTCAGTGGTCGGCTCAAACGTTCACTATGATCTTGACCTGGGTAGCCAACACATTGCAAGCCATTGGACAATGGTCTGCTAGTACTTTACAAATCTTTGCTACCTGGACATCCAACGTGATTCAGGCACTGCAGAACTGGGCGACTCAAACATCTAATACGATTTCTACTTGGGTAGCTAACACTTTAGCTAAAATTAAGACTTGGGCTAGTGACACCCTTAACACTATTAAGCTCTGGATAGCTGAAACAATTAACGCATTTACGCAGTGGGCAACTAACACTTTAGAAAACTTCCAGAAATGGGTAGAAGCTGTGATCAAAAGTATTTCTGAGTGGAGTGCACAAACTGCGGAAGCTATTCGGACTTGGGCAATTGAAACAGCTCAACATATTTATAATTGGGGTGTTAATACTGGTTCCAACATAGTGGCATGGGTAAATTCTGGAATAAGCAATATTGCATCTTGGGCAACTACAACCTATGCAACGATAGCTACATGGATTAACAACAGTGCAGCAGCCTTTGCTAACTGGGTAGGCAATGTCAGCTCTAATATAGCTGCTTGGGGTAATAACTTTATTACCGCCATAGACAACTGGGCCAGTTCCACCTGGGATGCTTTTGGTAACTGGTTGAAAGGTACAGCCAATAGTGTATACGACTGGGCTTCTGGTACACTTGACACCATCTTAGGTTGGGCAAGGTCGGTTTGGAATGCTATCGCAGGTCTTGCAAGCGAGGCAGGACAGACTCTTGGCAAAGCATTCAACTTTACCATAAGTGGTTTGTCTCGAGCTGCGATAAATGTAGGCAACTGGGTTAGTGCAAATAAAAATTGGCTAATTCCAGTAGCTGTTGGTGCTGCTGTAGTCGGAGGTGCAATTGCTATAGCTGCTTCCGGTGGTGCGGCGGCCCCTGCGTTAGCTCCTTTGCTCGCACTCAGAACAGGTGGTATCGTAGATCGCGATCAAATAGTACGTATCGGTGAGGGCAACAAACGTGAGGCTGTAATTCCGTTGGAAAATTCTACTTACATGAGACCTTTCAGCGCGGCAGTCGCAAACGACTTGCTTGAAATGTTAGGTGAGTCACTTATTAATAGACCAGAAGTTGATCCTAGACCGATTCTGTACGTTGGCACACTCATTGCCGATGACCGTAGTCTACGTGAGCTCGAACGCCGCATGAGGTTGATTCGAATCAGCGAAGCACAAAGGAGCGCTGAGGTATGAGTACTCTCCAGCTGTCAATTGATGGTGTACAAATAAAGCGTCCTACCGAATTCATAATTGAAAAATATCCGCTTACAAAGTCTGGTAGGGTTGCTTCCGGTAAAATGACGATGGATTTAATTGCTTGGAAGTTGAAATTTAACTTTCGATATGAATCCATCAGCAGCACCGACCTGAACGTAATTCTACAACTTCTAGGTACCAATAACATGTTTCACACCCTTTGCTACACAGATGGCGGAGAGCAAAAATCCGCCACTGTGTATGTCGGTGCAATACCGAAAACATTATTTCGTACCGGTTGTGTTTGGTATTGGAAAAATGTTGCTTTCAGTTTGATTGAGCAATAAATGTTAGGGGGTGATTGTAAATGCTCGTAACCTCCCCAAGCTTTAAAAATAGAATTCTTTCGTTAGATAGGCAGGTTTTAGGAAAGCTTGCGATCGAATATGTAAACGCTAACATTGACAAAAGCATTGCATCTTCTTCACCAAATGCAGGCAGAACAGCGAAACTATCGCAGGTTTATAACGCCGTCAAAGAAACACCATACAAATGGGCATCACTTGACGGTACTTGGGTGTTGGATGGGAGCTGGAAATTACCTTCTGACGATCTTACTCAAGAGGTGGGTTGGTGGGGAAATACGTTAAGCGGTCCCGATGGATCGTTTACATCTCCCTATCCCGAACTTGTTGTAACATTTTTTCCCAGACCTATCTTGAGTTTGGGTGTATCAGGTGATTCTGCTCGTGGTGAATTTCCAGTAGATTTCACGATTACACTTTACAGTGCTTCTGACGACGTTCTTTACACGGAGAACGTCGTCGGAAATACTTTGTTACATTGGGAAAAAATTACTCCCATAATTACAAGTGTAACAAAAATGAAATTGGAAGTGAAAAGGTGGTCGCATCCCGGGAGGGTGCCTAAGATCGCGGAATTCTTCACTACCATTCAAGAAACTTATTTAGAAGATGACATCATCGGATTTACTATCATAGAGGAACGTGAAGTTTCTGAAGGTAGCTTACCAATAGGGAACATTGCTTCTAAACAAATTGAAATTGATCTTCGAAATGAAAACGGTAAATTTGACGCTGATAATACTGAATCACCCTTATACGGTCTCTTGAAGGCAAATCGAAGGATATTAGCTTGGTTAGGATTACCCGGGGAGAATCCTGGTGATCCTGTTGAATGGCTGCCGATGGGTGTATATTGGTCCGGTGACTGGGATGTACCTGACAATCAGATCAATGTATCCTTAATCGGGCGTGACAAGTTGATGTTATTGCAGAAAAGTACCTATGCAAATAGTCCTTTATTTATCAATGCAACCTTGTATGATATAACAGAGGCTGTTTTACAAGATTACGGATTAACCAATGCAGAATATTGGATCGATCCTGAATTGCAACAATTTGTAATTCCGTACGCAGGATTCCACCCGACCTCATATAAAGCTGTATTGAGACAAATAGCCGAGGCTTGCTTAGGTCAAGTGTACGTAGATCGTTATGGTGTAATCCGCGTGGAAGGTCCTTCGTACTTAAGCACCTACAAAAACCAGGTGCAAAAAGTACTTACGAGGGACGATTACACTAAACAATCTCGCCCAATCCGCTGGGGTCAGATTGCTAACATAGTGGAAGCTGAAACACGGCCACTAGTCCCTGGCGCGGAAACCTCTGTATACACTACAAACGCACCGTTGCAGCTTGTTGAAGGAGAGCCGTTGAATTTAACGGTGTATTACAACTATGAAATGGTTTTCGAACCTAGAGTAGTGTTTACTGGTCCAGGTACAGTAACTGCAACAACTTTTTATTCCTGGGGCGTCGCCCTTACCATCACCCCCACTGGTACGGGAACCGGCACACTTGAAATCTTCGGTAAACCGCTCGAAGTAAAGAATCGTGAGAGGATTGTTGTCAAGGATGATGCTAGTATCCTTGATAACGGTGAGTTACGTTATAAAGTACCTGAAAACCCGTTAATACAGACTACTGCTGTGGCACAAACTTTGGTGAATGCCATATTGCAGTCGTTTAAAGATCCTCGACGAGATATTTCTTTGGAATGGCGCGGTGATTTTTCTGTAGAACTTGGGGATAAAATATCTGTTCCTGATACTACGGGAGATACTTCTACTGAATTTTATGTAATCTCGCAAAGAATTGAGTGGGATGGTGCATTACAAATGACAACTCTTGGAAGGAGGGTATGAGATGTCAACTCCAACAGAATGGCAAACTCCTAAAAAAGATTGGTCAGCGGTAGACGGTCCGTTACCTTCTGATTTTAATCGTATCGAAGGTAATATTGACGCTATTGAAACAGGTGCCAGGACAATCGATCCAACACAAGTGCCAACAAGTAATAATGGTACTTTACGTAATTTTTTAAATTGGTTTGCTAATCGTATAAAGGCGATAACTGGAAAAGCTAATTGGTGGGATGCTCCGGCAACAACGCTGGAGAATGCTGCAGCGCATATCAATGCCACCACCGGGGTTCACGGCGCCACCAGCGCAGCAACGCCGAACACGCTCGTCCAACGCGACGCAAACGGACGCTTCAAAGCCGCAGCTCCGTCAGCCAGCGACGACGTGGCCCGCAAGGCGGAAACGGATGCGGCCTTGTCTGCGGCTCAAGCAGCGGCAGCGGTTGCGGATGCGGCGTTCGCACCAAAGCCAGCATTGCCGTCAAACGCCAACTGGAATGACTATACGACCAATGGGACTTATCTTTTTGGGGGTACATCAGGACATACGAACGGCCCAGGTCTAGATTGGGGGACACTTGCGGTCTATAATTCGTTCTCATACATTGTCCAGGTTGCGTATCAACAAATTCCCGTAGGCGGCGGAGTAGTAAAATATCGCACACGAAATGAATCGAATACTTGGAGTCCATGGATGACAATCATAACCTCCGCAGACGGCCAGACGATCAATGGCGTGCTAAACGCTAAAGTATTGGTCTCAACTAATTCCGAAGGGAATGAAGGCGGAGAAATCAACCTCGCAAAGCCAGCATCGGGAACGTCATTAGCGGGTCAAGTAACGATCGATGTATTTGGAAATCTGCTCCGCATTTTCGATTCGGGTGGAAGTGCACGCGGTGCTGCTCTCGATTTAACTGCCCAACAAACTGGGGTAGGGAGCAGAATATGGACTACTGCCGCGCTCCGCTGGAACAGCGGAAGGCTCGAATATAATAACGGAGGGGTGTGGACGCCCGTGGGAGGGATCAAGAACGTACAAAGAGGGACTGCTACCATCGGAGCTTC